AGTTACAACCATATTGATATCAAATTCGTCAGCGTTAGATAATGCAGATATGTGTTTACCATAAGCTACCGAACCTGAAGATAATGAAGTTGATAAATTAAATCCTTGTGAGTTACCTGCAATTATATTTGTTCCAGTATAAATTGGAGTTGTTGGATTCATACCATCAAATCCTTCTTGGAATGCTACAACAAATTGTGCATTTGCATCACCTACTGATAATGTACCACCATTTGTTGCGTCTAAACCAAATACTGAATTAGAACCTATACCTGCTCCTGTTGGAATTGCTTTAATATAAATTGAGTTATCAGTATTACCATCTAAATCAATACCACCAACTACAGTTGCTGAAGAACTTACAAATGTTACTGCAGGAACCAATGCTCCTACACCAGCTGATGCTGAAATAGGTAATTGATATGCTGCGTGTGCAAATGGAACTGCTTGAACTGGTGCTGATTCATTTAAGTTTTTAATTCTAATATATTTTGAATTATTAACCCAATCTCCTGTTTCAGAAATTTTACCATCTGATGCGATTGTTCTTTTTCTATCACCAATTACTCTACTAATATAGTTTGGTGAGTTAGGGTCTAAGTTTACATTAGAATAAGTTTCTAATACATTTTTCTTTTTGTTTGTGTCAGAATATCCTCTTACAACTAATGTGAATGTACCATAATCTGTACCATTTACACTACCTGCTGCTTTAATATTTGTAATACCAATTTTAACTTTTGTATTTGCTGTATTTCCTGCACCAATCGTTTCAATTTGGAACAGATTGTATCTATCACCGGAAATTGTTTGAGATTTGATATATGGAGTTACTGCTTCTTGTGCATCAAATGTAAATAATTGGTCACCTAATAATGTTAAAGATTGAGTTGCAAATGCGTTTAATGATACGGAATGGTTATTAAATAAACCATATACATATGCACCCTTAGCTCCGATTGCAGATGTGCCAAATGTTGATTCGATATCGTTTGTATCTTCAGAATCTACCGATGATGTTCCTGCAAAGTTTGTTGAACCTGTTATACTAACAATGAAATCTCCGTTAGATAATGATGTCAATATTGAACCACTCAATCCTGTTGTTAATGTATTTTTATCACTAGGGAATAAAATACCTACTGATGCAGATGCTGCTAAATCTCCATTTATTAATATGGATACAGATGAACTACCAGCTCCTTGTGTTGCAGATTGTGATACATATACATTGGTAGGTAATACTTTACAACCATTACCAAATTCAGTTAATGAAACGGCTGTAACAATACCGGCTGTAATAGTCGCTGTTGCAGTTGGTTGAGTAGTATTAAATGTACTACCTTCAAATATTAAATTAGCCGTACCAGTTGTTGTATTATTTGATGCGGTATAACCACTACCTCCTGATATTAATGATAACGATGTAATTTGTCCTTTATTTGTAGAATTTATTAGTAAAGGATTTTGTGCAGTATATCCACCGATACCTGCTACTCTACAAATAGTTGCAGTTCCAGCTTCTCTTAAATATGATTGTACTGCTAAAGGAGTATAATATGTGTCATCTACTACTCCGTATAATGTTTCAAATTCAGCTTGTGAATTTACAATTGTTGGTACTAATGGGCCTTCTTTGAAAGGGCCTATGAATGCTGCTCCGATGTCAGCTACACCTTGTTGTAAGAATGAAAGGTCGTTTTCTTTTGTAAATACGCCTGGTGATACTATCTTTTCTGCCATTTTATATGCTTTAATTTAAATTTATTAGTTCTCAATATAAATATAAAATTTTCAATCAAAACAACAAAATCTTATTTGTATGTTGGAGAGAAATAATCGTATACTTGTCCTACTGATGCTGCTGATTGTAATGTGTTATAGAATAATACAGGTCCAATTTGTCCGTTCCAGAATGTTGTTCTTGCACTATTACTACCAATTGTTAAATAGTTTGTTGATGCTGGTGCCGTAAATGCTGCTGCGGTAAATGTTCCTACCGATGTTTTATCTACATAAACCGTTACAGTTCCTGATGGTTGGAATGTTGCTGAAATCATATACCAAACATTTGCTGATAATGAAGTCGTTAATTGTGCACTATTTCCTAATGTACTACCATAGAATTTTACTCTATTTAAAGTAGAACTATCTGATGATTCAATTGCCAAACCATAAAATCCTGCGTAGTCAAAAATGTGTCTTGTAGTTGTACCTAATGTTGTAGTAGGTCTTACCCACATATGGATTGTACCTGAAGTAGTATTAAATTGTGAAATACCACCATTAATATTTGTAGTAGTATCTTTATACCAGAATTGAGTTGTACCATTTGCACTCCAAGATTTTTCTTTTCTACCTACACCATTATTATAAGATGGGTTACCACCTGTAATACTTGCTGCGTTTGTTACACCTGCAGGTCTTACACCGGTATTATATCCACTCATATCTAACCAATCTGCCGTTGCAGTACCTGCCGTAGATGATGCCTTTGATGGGTCAACATACATTCTTAATCCTGCAGATGGAATATATGGTTGAGTTTCTGTTCCTTTGTTGTGAGATATAATACCATTTGCTAAATATACATCGGCATTTTCAACATTGAGTGTTACAATCTCAACATCAGCAGTTACTACTTCAATATTAATTACTTCGACTTCATTTAATCCGTTGGTTTCATCATATGTTATTACTAAATCTCCAGGTAATACATCTTCTATATTTTTAAAATGATATTTTTGAATTTCATTATCCCAAACCCAAAGAGGGTGAGTTCCAGTTGCTTTAATTAAACCATTGTTTAAATCATAATATCCACTTGCAAAGTTGAATACAACATCTGATACAATTACTTCTTGATGTGTACCTGATTGGTTTTCTAACATATAAAATCTCCAATCAACATTTTCACTATCCATATCTTGTGACTCATCTGGTAATCCTGTTGGAACCCATGCTTTAATTGAATCACCTACTGAGATATCTTCAACATTGACAATACTACCATCTGCTTTAGTTATTTTTGTACCAAATAATAAACAGAAGTCAGGTTGGTTAATAGTATTATAAACATCTACTGCGTATAATGTTTTAGTATATGCAGTTCCGTAGTTTGTTGCGGCAGTATTATAACCATCCTGATATTTCATCGTTAAAATTGAACTAGCTTCCGAATAGTTTGCTGCTGCAACTGCTGCAGGTGTTAAAGGAACTATGGTTGGGCCTGTTCCAAATGTTCTAGTTCCTGCTGTAAAGTTTACATTATCAAATGAACAAGTATAATTGTTTGCAACTTGTTGAACTTTGGAATAAAATAAAGAACCTGTTGAACTAAACGAAAATTGTGCATTTTCAGTTGTACTTTCTACTACATAAGTAAAAGTTGGAACTGTTACTGTAATAGAATCGGTTGCAAATCCTAATAATGAACTATTTGCAGTGTTGCCACCCAAACCACCAATTGAAACTGTTCCTGGTCTCGCTGAACCACTTACTGCTCTGTATAAATTTCCTAACGATAAATTTGTTCTTGCCATAGTATAAAGTGTTATTCTCCGTTATAAATATCTAAAAGTTTTTGTTTCCACTCATCTTTATTAGAAAAGTTTTTAATCATCCAATTTTTAAGTTTTTCAAATTCTGCTTTACGGGTTTCGTAATCATCCTGACAAATTGTTTCGTAGGTTTTTTTAAATGTTTCCTCATCAATCGCTTTGTACTTATAGTCAAGTGGAACATGCCATGTTTCATGTAATATTGGTAATTTACCCCAATCGACTGCTTCAAATATTCCATATCCAAATGGTTCATATTCAAAACAAGAATGAGATATTCCCCAATCAAGTCCATAGAACTTTTCTTTATATTTGTAATCAAACTTGTAAATTTTTGATTTCTCAAATTTGTATCCATATTTCTTTTTGTAATATTTGTTGAATGTTTCTGAATTAGTAGAAATGTATCCACCTAACCCATTCATATATTCAACATTCTTTCTACCTTCAACTCTTGCTGCGTATCCTAATTCTATTGAGTTTGAAAGTTCGTTGTTTTGTATAAATCTATAATTATTTGGTATATGATGTAAGTTTTCTGTTTGATATGGAAAATGATATAATCCTACCCAAATTTTATTTTTTATTTTATTTATTAATTCTGTTTCCCATTCCCAATTTCCGTACCAATGTAAATATTCATCTTTTCCCATTTGTGCCATTAAAGACACCTTTGTAAGATTATGAAACACAATGGAATCAATCCTTTCTAAATTGTTGTGAACTGCAGTAGTTGGGGTGTAATGACCATGTAATATATGTATTTTTCTTGCACCTTTAAGAATTTCATCAATTTTTAACTCGTTGGTTTCCCAAATATGGTCTATGTCAATTGGAAATTCTTCGTAATTTGTAGGTTTGTGTCTATGGAAAAGAAGAAGTGGCTTAACATTTAAGTTAGGTGCCACTTCTTTTATCCAATTAGTTACCCATATATCAGCTCCACTATTGAACCAGGGTCCTCCTGCGGTAGTGTAGTATACATCGTACATCTATTATAAACCTTTTGAATATTATTTAGACTTGCAATTATCGCATTTACATTCGTAATTTTCTAAATCTATTCTTAATTTTTCTATTTGTGTTTGTTGTTCTTTAATACCTTCAATTAATAATGCTACTAATTTATCGTATTTAACTGCTTTGTATCCTGTTTCTCTTGTTGTTACTAATTGTGGTAATACTGCTTCAATTTCTTGTGCAATAACACCGACATCATTTCCTTCAAAACCATGGAACTCTTTCATGTCTGCTTTCCAATCATAAGTGTTACCACTAATCATTCTGATTTTTTCTATTGGATTTTCGATTGGAGTAATATTCTCTTTAAAGTTTATATCTGATGTAGAGTATGCTACAACATCACCACTTGCGTCAATTCTACCCGCAGTTGCTGATGCTGCCATACCAATACCCAATGAGTTAAATCTAACATCGGATGTAGTCAATAAGTTTTGGTTAATAACTGTACCATATCCAGTTGTTGAACTTAAAGTTACTTGTGCTGAACCACTTACTATTCCTGCTGGGATAGAAGAGATACTTGCGTATGTAATTTGAGATGAACCTGATACTAAGTTTGGTATTGTTATATTTGCAGAACCATCAAATGAAGTTCCGTTAATAGTTCTTGCATTTTGTAAGGTAGTTGCAGTTGATGCATTACCTGTCAATGCTCCGGTAAATCCTGTTGAAGTTACTGAAGTTAAACCTGCTAATGAAGTAGATGTTCCACCTAATGCAGTTGATGTTGAACCGATTGTAATAGTATTTGTAGTAATTGCAGAACCAACTACTTGTGATGAACCCGAAATAACTGTATTAGAGTTTAATTGAGTTTTGATACCAGTAGACCAGTTTGTAGTTGCAGTTGCATCAATTTGTGATGAACCAGATACTATACCTGATGGGATAGATGAGATACTTGCGTAAGTTATTTGAGATGAACCACTTACTGTACCTGTTGGTAAGTTTGCAATTGTTTGTGAAGAACCTGAAACTACACCGGTTGGTAATAATGCTGGTATTTGAGTTGAACTCGAAACTACTGAATCACCACCTACTCTTAATATTGCTAATTCACTTCCTTTAGCACCTGCTATCCATCTATCGTTTGTAGTATCCCATAACATAGAACCTGTTGCTGTATTTCCACCTGCCGCATCTTTAACATACATACCACCATTTGTAGTAAGTGTTCCGTTTAATACTATAATATTGTCACCAATGTTTATATTTGTTGAGTCAATTGTTGTTGTTGTACCATTTACTACAAAATCACCACCTACTGTTAAACCAGTTGTTGTAGTAAGTGAACCTGTAATTGCTACATTATTTCCAAATTGAATTGCATTACCACCTGAAGATGTTATTTTATTACCATCTTGAACTTGTACCGTTCCTTTAAGTGATATAACACCCGTAGTTGGGTCTAAAACTACATCTCCACCACCTGATGATGCAAATGTAAGATTTCCGTCTGCAGTTTGTAATGTAATTGTGTCAGCAGAAGTTTCTAATAATTTTAAAGATTGTCCTGTGTCAGTTGTTAATTGTAAGTCATTTGCGGTTGACGAAAGAATTGCTGTACCATTCATATATAATGAACCGGTAGAAATATATAAGTGTCTCCATTGTTTAGAAGGAGAACCCAAATCGAATGTATTAGTTAATGAAGGAATTATAGATGAACTTAAATTTGCGGTCATTGCTACAGTATCGGATGTATTATCACCGATTGTAATGTTACCACCTAATGTTAAGTTACCATCAATTTTTGCGTTTCCTGTGATGTCTAATGAAGAACCTGAAATACCAGCGAATGTAGCTGCACTTCCTGTTCCTGATGCTCCTAGTGTAATATCACCAGTTGCTCCACCTACTTGTAATGTTCCTAAGTCTGTGTTTATGTATGGTTCTCCGAATGCTAACGAACCGGATTTCTGTGCGGTGGTACCGCGTCTAAATTTAAGTCCCATTTTAGTTTACTCTTTTTTTTAGTTAAAGTATAAGAAATTCCTTATACCTTTATAAATATCTATTTGTTTTCTAATTCCTTTACTTTTGCTGATAATTCTTTTATAGATTCTATTAAAAGTGGAATTATTTTTTCATAATCAACTGCCTTATATCCATTTTCTCTATTTACAACAACTTGTGGAAGAACTTTTTCTATTTCTTGTGCTATAACTCCAACATCGTTTCCTTTGTGAGAATGTATTTCTTCGAATCCTTCTTTCCAATCATATGTGTTACCACTAATAGATTCAACTTTTGATAATGCGTTTTCTATTGGAACAATATTTTCTTTTAATCTAACATCGGATGAATAAAATGCTATCATTAATTGCTCTAATTTCACCTGCTACTGCAGTTGCCGCAGTTCCAACTCCAATTGAATTAAATTGTACGTTTGCAGATGTGTGAATATCTTGTGGTGTCGAAAGAGTTACGTCTGCACTTTCTAATCCTGAACCTGCTACTGTAATTTGATTTGCAGTACCTGTAATTGTTTGAATGTAATTGCCAGTAGTATGTGTTCCTAATGTTATTGCGTTTGAGGTTATTACTTGAGACGAACCCGATACAACTCCCGTTGGTAATAATGCAGGTATTTGTGCTGCTCCACTTACTATTCCAGATGGGATAGAACTAATACTTGTATATGTAATTTGTGAAGAACCCGAAACTACTCCTGTTGGTAAGTTTTCAATTATTTGTGCAGAACCTGATATAGTTCCTGCTGGTACAGATGAAGAACTTATAAATCCTAATGTAGTTATTTGTGCAGAGCCTGATATAGTTCCTGCTGGTGCAGTTCCACTTGCTACAACTGTTAAATCAAATGTTGAACCATTACCTTTAGTGAATGTTAATACATTTATATTTACACTAGCAGTTACTAATGAACTTGCAGTTACAGATGAACTTACAAATCCAAATGTAGTTATTTGTGCAGAACCACTTAATGTACCTGTTGGTAAGTTTTCGATTGTTTGTGCAGAACTACTCACTACACCCGTTGGTAATAATGTAATTACTTGTGTCGAACCACTTACTATACCTGCTGGAATAGAACTGATGTTTGCGTATGT